ATATTCCGCTACAGCTGATTGGCTAGTTAGGAAATTTTGTCCTGCTGTAGAAACTGTAGTTGCATTAGTATATGGAAATGTATTATTTGTTTTAGGCCAAGAAGTTGATCCTGAAGTGTAGTATAGGTGATATTCATATCCATCAAAATTAGTAATGATATCATCTATTTTATTTTGGTAAATAATATTACTTGAAGAAACATAATAGTTTGTTGAAGTATTATCGGATAAGCTAGCACTATTATTATATTCTTCTATTAAAGATAATTTATAATAGAAATTTTCTAATCGTGTTTGTGCTGAGGAGAAATTGATAAACTGAGAATAATCACTATAATTAATATTTATTTTAATTCCCTTATTAGCTAATAAACTATTTATCTGGTATTGTAAACTACCTGATCCTTGTGAGTTTGTAGTTTGTGATAAAGAAGAATAATTACCATATTCTGTAGAATTATTTATTTGGTCCTTAATATTTAAATTAACATTAGGTCCTTTTAAATAAATGTTTTGATCCTCTGTATCAAAAACTGTTGTAATATTAATATTATATGCTTTAGGTTCTGCTACTTTTTCAACTACCCATAATGTAGTATTAACTGAAAAGTCTTGAGGTAATGGTTCATATAATTTAATTAATACTGTTGGGTTATTAACATCAGAATCATCCAATAACACATTATTAGCTATAACTAATTGATTATACCCAAAATTAAGGTAAAAATCAGGATATGCTAGTGATGAGGATTGGTTTTGTTCAATAAATTCTGTAGTAGATCCAATTATATCTGTGGTAGATATATCAGTACTATTTAATCTAATTTCTGTTCTATTAGTAGATATTTCACTAATATAGTATAAAGTAGATCCATTTGAACCTAATAATGGTCTTAAAAAATTATATAAAGTATTATATTGACCTTCGTCAAATCCTGTGATTTTAAGATCTGATTCTGGGTCTATTGCTAATTGGTTATCTAATATAGTATAATTAGGGTATCCAAAATTATTAGCAAATATAATATTTTCATTTAAATCATATACAAAATATTCAATATAATCACTCCCAGGAAAAAATTGTGTTTGGATGTCAACTGAAGTAATAAGATTTAAATCTTTATCTGAATATGTTTGGGTTTCAAATGTTTCAGGAGATATTTGTTTAATATTTATTAATTCTTCCATTAAGCTTGTTGTTGGCTATTAAATAGTTGTTCTTGTAACTCTAGATTTTCTTCTCTTAATTGGGTAATTTCAGCAATTAATGCTTGAATAGTTGAATCATCTCCAACTTCACCAATATAATTAGTGCTAGTATTGATAAGATACTGATGAGAGTTTATGTCTCCAAATTCAGGTATTTGAAAGAATAAAGCATTATAATATCCAAAAAATTCTTGAATTGATATAGTTGGGGTTATATCATCTACAGGAACTGAAGGAATAAGTTGAGTAAAAGAAGTATCTATTACTTGTGAATATTGATTTCTTGCAAATTCTTGCTTTGATAAGTTTATAAGTTCCATTATCCGTTAACTACTTTAAAGTAATACTGATCATCAAATACTATAGTTGACCCATCGATTTCTGTTTGAATTAATATTTGATAATATCTTTCTGGTTGTAAACCGTTCATATACATATCAATATAACTTCCACTATTATCACAACTTAATTTAGTATAGGTTGTATCAAAATTAATTACATATTCATTTGTATCTAAATCTTTTAATGCCCAATAAGATGATGATGGTAAAGCATAATTAGTTGTGTATAAAGATGCGGTTTGCCATATTTGTCTTGGATATTCAGGTCTAGCGTTAACTCTAAATCTATTTATACTTTCAGAATAAAAAGTACCTGGGTTTTGGGCTAATGTAATTTTAGCTGGGAGTGTTTCTAAAACATTTAAACTTCCTGTTTCATAGGTAAAATCATCCCACTTAAATTCTAATTGAGGAGGATATATAGTATGAGTATCTGTTGAGAAAAATTTAATTTCTGGTTGGTAATCATTATTATCTATAAATTCTACTCTTTGTTTAACTATAAATCCATCATTAGTTACTGTTGGGTTTAATAATCCAATTGAACCTGTCATCCAAACATCAACAATAGATTTAACACTTGTATTTAAATCTACATCACTATTATAATCATAAACTTGTGAGGATGATAAAGGTTGACCACTAGTATTATTTGAATACCAAGTACCCCCACCTAAAGGAGCATAATTGTAATTATAAGAAGCAGTAACATTAGTACCAGGGCTTAAAACATTCCACATTGTACTACCCGAATATGCTTGGAAAACCCAAGAACAACCATCTGTAGATATAGGAGAATCTAAGTATTTTCCAGTCCCCATATCCCAAGTTCCCGAAACAGCATATATATCTAAGGTTGTTGTTAAAGATAAACCGGTGGTTTTAGCTATAAAACATCTTAAATTTACATCCCAATCAGATCCACTAATTTTATTATCAACAATATCTTTAATAGTATCTTGATTAAAATTAATTAAAAATCTACTAGTTTGAGGATTTGTAGTTCCTGCTGGGGATATTGATGTTTGACTAGCTTCTATAACTTCATCCAATCCAGTGTTCATGTTAGGGAACATTGAATATAATGTAGCGTCTTTTGTAGGGAAAATTTTATATATTGCCATTTTTATGTTTTTATAAAGGTACTACACGACCTTGAATGTCTGTATTAGGGTATTTGACTTCAAAAATACTTGGATCTAAAGAAGGATATACTACATTATTAGATGTTGCTGCTTCCATTGAATATGAATATTTAGAATATCCTAAATCTTCTCCAACTAAATTAGTAAATTTAATATCTTTTACTGTTTGGACACCTTCAATTTGATCTAAAAGAACATAAATATCTCTTAAAACAATTGGTTGATTTATTTGCCAATTATCTATAGCAAAATAAACCCTAAGTGCATTTATACATTGTATTAAAATCTCATTACTATTATATTCTGGGAGTACAATAATATCAAAATTGACTCCAAAATTTATTATAAATGCGTCTTTAATATTAACAGCATCATTTACCATTCTATATTGGGATAAATAAGTTGTAATATTTGATTTCAATGCGGGGGTTGATGTAGTTAATTGATTAAGATTATTATAAGATAAAACATATAAATCTAATACTGAGTTTGATTCTCCTGCAGATAATGTTTCTGCTTGAGTTGGTTCAATATATGCTTTTGATACTACTCCATATTTAGCAGGCATTGAAAGGGCTCTAACTAAATAATCATTTTGAGTTACATTACGTAACTGTGAAGCGAAATTTGCTGAGGAATTTTGTCTTATTTCTTCAATAGTATCTCCATCACCCCCACCATCAGCTGCTATTGGGTTTGTAACTACTAATGTATTTAGAAATTGATTCGCAGTTGTTGGATTAAGATTATATTTTAAAAATGTTGGGTTACTAACTAATTGTGTTAACGTATTTGCATCCACATTAGACTCAACACCACCTCCAGTTAAATATCTTACAGTTAAATTACCTGTTGGTGCTATACCGTAAGTTTTTGTAAATAAAAAGTTTGAAGGTGAAAATGCGGTATTTAATTTAGTTTTTTCAAATGGTAGACCTAAACCTACATTATCAGGATTAGGAACTATTTCTTCATCATTATCATTAACTGTCCCTGAGCCAAATTGGATTTGAAGGTTAGTTGGTGATGTAAATCGAGTAGCAAATCTACGTTGAATTTTTTCTAATTTTAATAAATAGGGTGTATCCCCTTCATATTGGGATAAGTTAGGATCATTTACGTTAGTATTTTTAATTGAATTAAATACCATTTCTTGTCCTAAATAATCAACCTCATACCATTCATTTCCATCACTATCTATAATATCTAATATACCTACAATATTATTAGCTTCTATATTAATTGTAGAAAATTGAGTTGGTTCATTAAATGAAAATAATTCACTATTAACAGTAGAAGAAATAGCTTTTCGTGATTTTTTGAGTAAAAATATTTCAGGATCTGATGTTACAGAATCTATAGAATAAATTGTGATTTCTGTGGGATCTCCAGAACTTGATACAGAAAAATCTACTGGGTCTTCTATAATAAAAGGGATATTATTATTGAGTGTAGAATTTATAGTAGAATTAGAAGGAATAAATAATGAATAATCAAAATCAGGAACATATGTTGAGCCTGATAATTTAGCAGGAATTTGTTGATAGAAATCAACCATTGTTGTTGCTGCTTGGGTTACATTTGGTTTATAACCAAACATATATGCTAATTCATATAAATTATTTTGTTGACGAGCATATTGTAAAAAATTTTCTTGTATTTGGTTATCCAAATAAAATGAAAGAACATCACCAACATATGCTGACATTTCCATAAATAACATTCCGGGGGATGTTGGGGAAAAATCGTTATAGGTTGTTGGAAAATAGGTTTGTGTATAATTAATTAATGATTTTCTTAATTCAGAAAAATCTTTATTAATATACTTAATATCTCTTTTTTTTAGTGTTGAAGCCATTAGTTAAATTCTAATTGTATTTCGTCTGTTATTCCTGTATTTAATATATTGTATATCATCTCTACATTCATGGTATTATTATCTGGGTTTGATAAAATATTTAATTCTTTTACTTGGACATTAGGAAAATATACTCCCAATTGTGAGTTTATATCTTCTTTTAATCCTTCTAAATTATCATTTGTTATTTGTTCAAATATAAAAGCACGTATATCTCCACCAAATGTAGGATTTAAATAACGTTCATCTTTATTAGTTAAGAAAAAATTAATTAAATTACTTTGAGTTGCTTTTTGTGTTGTATATGTAGTAGTAAATACTCCAGGAGCATTAAAGGGTATAGAAACACCAACACCAATTCCTGGTTTAGTATCTATAGGTGCTATATGTTTTGCTCCAAACGCCATTATTTATTACCCATTAATCCCATTATTTGGTCGAGACCTAAATTTCCTTCAGGTAAAGATCCATTAACTGCATCAACAGGTCCTGTTACTTTCATTTCACCAGCATATGCTGAGTTTGCTATACCTCCTTGTTGCATTTCTGATACTATTCCTGAAAACATATTTCTGCGTTCTTCGGGAGTTAATTGTTTTGGTTGTTCAATCGTAGGTTGTGCATACGATTCATTTACTACTGTTTTTGGTGATTTTACTGCTTCAAGTAATATTTCTCGCAACTCCTCTTGGATTGCTTCCTTTACAGCTTCCTTTAGTAATTTTTTAAGTTCTGAGGTTTTCATTGTATTTTTGTTATAAATATTAGTAATTAATAAGCTTGCAAATTATCTCTGTCGATAATTAACTTTAATTCGTTGATTAATGTTTGGTTATTTGAAGTAAATGAAAGATCACTTTTTATTAGTATAATACCTTGAGCATTTTTACCAACAGCTTGATATCTATTTACTGTGGGGGTATAAGGGACTTCAACAATATCAATTATAAAACCTTGATATGATTGATTATTTTGAGTTTTTTGTGCTTCTGATGCTACTCTACTTAATGATTTTACATCATCTGATACTGGGGTTAGAGTTGAGTTTGGATCACAATTTAGTATTAAAATATCTAATTTAGATAATATTTCTAATGCTTGTAATATCCAACTACTTATAAGTGATATGACTAATCCTGTAGAAGCTATAGTAGTAGTAGCAAGTGCTAATTTAGAATTTCCTAATTTATCAAATGTTGCTTTTCTTATAAATGTTTGAGCATCATTCAAAGCAGCAGGAATAGCTCCGGGTAATCCAACAGGAATGAATTTAGCAGCTATAGATAATGCTATTTGAGCTATATCAACTGTTGATATTGTTGTTATCAATGTTTGTAAAAAAGTAGATATACCTGATATTGAAGTACCTATACGATCTATTCTTTGTGCTAATTTATTTAATTGAGCTACTATTCTATTTCTTAGATCAATTAATGCTTTTAATTCAGGAGGACACGATTGAATTCCATCTTTAAAAAATTTCTCAACATATTCTATTACTAGATTTTGTAGAGCAGGTATTACTTGGGTTTGAAGAACTGTATATCCTAATTGGTATAAAATTGGAGGTAATGCTTCTTTTCCTTTAGCTAATAAATCTTTTGGAATAGCGCCTTTAAGTTCTTCAAAATTTGGAACTTTATCTTGTGCATCTTTTTTAGCTTGTAAAGCTTTTTCTTTTAATGCAAGTCTTTCTTTTTCTTTTTCCTCTGGGGTTAAAATTGGCTGCTGCCATGGAACATTTTTTGGGGGATCTAATATAAAATCATCAACACTATATTGTGGGAGTGCTGAAGTTGGTAAAGGTTCTCCATTATCATTTGTAAAAGGAGGTATTACTCCATTAAATATATCAGCAGAATGAATTTGTTGAGCTAATTCCCAAAAAGTTCTAGATACTATTGATTTTACTTGTTCACTAGTTTGTTCTTTATAAGTAATTACTAATTCTGATTCAAATAATGTAGGTTCAGGATCATTACTATATGTTTTATAAGCCTCTGCATAGAACACAGGGTAACCTGATGATCCTTTAGACCAATATGCTGTTAATTTAGTTTGAGCATTATCATCTATATTTGAAGAAACTATTTGATTTTTAAAAGTTGTTGGTTCAATATCCGGTAATTCAAGATTTGGTTTTTCTATATTAGATAATGGATTAGACGGGGGATCGATTCCATTATTTTTAATAAAATTATTTGGGGGGGTGATACTAGCCATTATGAAGTAAAATTATCTTTTGATGTTATAGTATCTAAATTATTAACTAATTGAGTTAAAGTAGGAATAAGGTTTTTAGCAGAAGTAGCGGTTGGTTCAAGTGGAGCACCAGGAGGAACACCAACCTGTATTGCTATAGTTTGAGTTAATGCTTTTATTCCATCTATTAATTGTCTTAATAAATCTACTGTTGAATTACCTAACATTAAAGGTTCAGTTGCATTTTTAGAACCTAAATATATTTTATCTGTTTGAATAGTTAACGTTTGGGAATCTATATTAACTGTATTAGGTGTGGATATACTTATACTTTTAGCTGAACTTAATAATAAATGATCTTCAGATGCATTAAACATTAATCTACCAGAATTTATTACTATTTGTTTCCCAGTATATTGATCAGGAGTTGTTGGTTTTGTGTTATCGGAATAACTAAAATAGTTTGTACTGGAGGCTATTAGGGGAATACTTTGAGTACTAGTTAAATAAATAGATGAATCATCATTATTTATTTCTTCTATAATAGGTACCCATCCTTCTTCACTACGTTGACCTTGACCATTTCTTATAATGGTAATAGGATCTCCAGAAGTTCCTGAAAGAGACCAATCATTTAATGATTTACCTGTTTGTTTATTTTTTATTGTTGAACTAAATCTAATACTATT